GATCTACTCATCACGGACAGTGGGAGAAAGGGTTGAATGAAAATCGATTCTATTGTGTAAAAGCGTCTCGTGACCATGGTAAATCTACTCTATTTATGTCATATGCCCTATGGATTGCAGCATTTACAGAGAAAACTAGCATCATGATATTCTCACATTCTCTAGAACAGACCCTAGAACACATGCGTTTTATCCGTATGCAGATAGAAAACACCCCTATACTCAAGCATTTGAAGCCACAAGGTAGACCTTGGAACAAATCTTACTTCGATTTCAGTAATGGTAGCCGTATTATGGCTAAGTCGGTGGGTGGTGCTACCCGTGGTTTCCACCCAGATGTGGTAGTTTGTGACGATATTCTATGGGGAACATCTGCATCTGAACTACAAAGAGCCGCAGATTGGTTCTATGCAGTACTTTTACCTGTTCTGCATCACAGTTCTCGCCTTATGATGGTAGGTACACCCTTCAGTTACAACGATTTGTACGCTGAATTAGAGGAAAAAGACACATTTACAGTCGAAACATACCCTGCAATTTTAGCAAATGGTGACCCATTATGGCCTAATAGGTGGCCTTTAGAGGCCCTGAGAGTACGTGAATCGTCTATGCCAGCCATAAAATTCGCTCGTGAATACCTCTGTGAGCCTATTCACGACCTATCTAGTATGTTCCCAGCCGATATTTTAGAGGATGCGAGGGATGAAAACCTCGTTTTATTGGAAAAAGCAGAGTCAGAATATGATGAAAACGGTGAAAATACAGGTGTTTTTGGTCAACATTTCATAGGTTGGGACCCTGCAATTGCATCGGATAAGAATGCAGACTATACTGCTATGCTAGTATTACGTAATCCACCTGACAGTGATGAAAAACAGATAGTTCATATTGTAAATGAAAAGGGTTTGAACAGTAATGCTCAGCGTAGAAAGATGATTTTACTCAACAATCGGTTTAAACCCGAACTTATCGAGTTAGAAGGTAACAACTTTCAGCGTATGTTTGAAACTGAGTTGAAAGATATGCGTGATGATATACCTATTCGTACAGTTATGACTACTCGTCAAAGAAAAGAAAGTATGTTTATGTCTCTTCTTATGGCTTTTGAGCAAGGTAAGATGAGAACACCTTGGGGAAATGAAAAGAGCAAAGAGTTTACTCGTACTTTAGAAACCCAACTCAACCGTTTTGGTATGAATAAAGATGGAAAGATGGAAAGTGTTGGTGTCAATGACGATATGGCTATGGCTTTAGCACTAGCCAACTGGGGTACAAAGGAATTTAGAGGCAATATTGTTCTGTTGGATGATGATGCTTTACCCGGATTTGATGATTGGATAACCACTAGTTCTCCGTCAAGTTCAAGTTCAGGTTGGTTTACGATATAGGGAGAGGGGTATAGTGTGGAGTTCTTTATCGGTAAGTAGTGGTGACAATAGTTTAGTAGATATACTAGTTAAACATCCTTTGTTAAATGGTAATTATCAAGATGCTGATGCCATTTTAAAGAGTTCTCTTAGACTCCCTGAACAAGAAGATGTTGTACGCCAATTACCATTTCCCCCTACAGGTGAAGGTTGGTTAAAGGCTTATACTGGGAAGAATGCATCTACACTAGTTAAACAACTCAAGAAGTCTCGTAGATTTCAAAAATCAATCAAGTTAGAAATTGATGAATTAGTCGATACTATACGTTTGATTAAAGAACAAGAGGTAAAGGCTACCTTGAATGCTATTGGTTGGGCAGATAATCGCCAAGATACTATTCGTGCATTGGGTTTAGAGGATAGAGATTTGAAATCATTGAGACTATTTCACAATACTCGCCAATCTTCTTTGACAAAGGCTTGTGATATGTGGGAAAATGCAGAGGCTTCACTCAAAATGTTAGATGATTTTGACGATGTTTGGGGACAAGAAGAACAGAATGCTTGGGTAAGCGCTATGCAACTTAAGAAAGATGCTAGAAAAGTTTGGAAAAGTTCTTTACATCAAATAGATAAATTGTCTCCTAAACAGATGCAGATACTTGACACTGTTAAAAAAGAACTTTCTATAAGAGGCCCAATGTCAACTCGTTCTATGATTGAAAACAATCCTAGTTTACAAGGAAGACGAGGCACTACTCCAACACGTTTATCACAATTAATCAAAATGTATGGGGAAGAAATGAACATCATCAAAGGTGCTAGAGATACTAACAAGGGTGAGCAAAGGTACGTTCTAATTAAGTCAGATGGCCTAGTACTCAAAGATTCAGACATATGGGGTTATAGTGCAGGGTTTTTAGATGCTGATGGTAGCATATACATCACTGACAGAGGTGAACCTAGGGCTTCTTTCATTGCAACTGGTAGTCGAGGTAGATTACATTGTGAACATTTACACAAAGTCTTAGACTGCGGTACATTACAACTAGACCAGAAGGTGTATAAAGATGGTCAAAGAAGCCAACATAGAGTGTCTTTTACTTCTAAAGATGACCTTAGAAAGTTACTCACTGGGCTTTTACCACACTTGTGTATGAAAGAAATGCAAGCAAAGGCTGTGTTACAATACATTGATGAATCCGACACCTCTCGGAAGGACCAATTGAAGAAAGTAGTTCAATATCTTAATTGGGATGGTACTTCTAAAAGTGAAAGTCTTTTAGAAAATTGGGGATTAGACAAAGACACTATAGGTAAGTGGGTGGAGGAATTATAATGGCGGATGAGAAATCAAGGGTTGGTAGATTTTTATCAGCGCTGTCTAGTCCTTTCAGAAGAAGGTCTACACCTGCCCCAACAATGCCGCTTTGGACTACTGGTATACAAGAACCAGTGTTAGTTCAGGGTGTAACATTACCAGCATTATATGCTGTATCGACTGAATGTCTAATTTTAAGAACTGTTCTTACCACATTACAACAAGAAATTTTCAGAAGAGGTTACCACTGGGAAAAGGCATTCCATAAAAAATGTGTACAATGTGATGCAGAATATCAACATGATGTAGAAGTTTGTAAACAGTGTCCAAGTTCTGAAATGGTAAGTCCCGACCCGGGCCAACTAATTTATCCTAAGTGGTTTTTAGAAGAGCGAAACTCTGTAGACCAATCCTTCCTTGATGTTATGAGAGAAATAGAATATGACCTTAACATTACAGATGATGCCTTTCTTATACTAATCAAAGAGTACTATGTAGATGAAGAAAGTGATGAAACTATGTTCTATAGAATCAAAGAAATAATGAGGGGAGACCCTATCTTTATGAGAATAGTCGCTGATAAAAGAGGAGTTAGAGGAGGTAGGTTCCGAGTTTGCCCGATACATCGAGATGAAGTTAGGGGATATCACGAGGAAGAAAAGACTTGTAACATCTGTAGTCGTAAACTAGAAGATGTTCATTATGTCAATACTGCTGGTTCTGGTAAAACTCAATATTACTTAGATGGAGAAGTATTGCACGTATCAAAGTATATGCCTAGTAAATTGTACGGTCGGTCTCCTGTTTCTACATTATGGAGACAAGCGATGACCCTTACTGCTATGGATAATTACATGTATACTATGTATTCTAAACGCAGGATGCCTAGAGGACTTATCTCTATTACAACTGACAATCTTGAGTCGATGAAGTCATTTTGGAAAGGTGTTGATGAAAAACTTGAGAGAGACCCACACTATATTCCTAAGATAGGTATTGAGTCTAATAGCGGTAGAGGTGGTGTGAACTGGGTTAAATTCATGGATTCGTTAGAAGAGATGCAATATACTGCTACAAGAGATGAAATGAGAACTCGTATTGCTGCTTTTTACGGCGTATCAAATGTATTTATGATGGACACTGGTAAATCTGGTGGACTAAACAATGAAGGTTTACAAGTATTGGTCACAAACCGTGCTGTAGAATTTGGGCACAAAGTATACACTGAGAATTTATTTCCACGTTTATTAAAAGAAATGGATGTCACTGATTGGAAACTTACACTATATCCATCAGAAGAAGAAGATGAAATCACTCGATTGCGCCGAGATGAAATGGAAGTCAACATTGCACAGCGCATGTCTATGTTAGGATATCACGCAGAACTGTTAGAAGAAGGCACTAGAGATATTAGATTCGTATATCAACAACCACCACCCGGTTCACAGATGCAGCAACCACAGATGGGCGGTATGCCCGGAATGGGTATGCAAATGGGTGGAGGTATGGGTACACCCGGAGCATTACCGGGCCGTAATATCCCTCCAGCATTAGCAGGTGCGATGGGAGGAGCAGCACAAGCAGGTCTACAAAATCCCGGTGGACAAGGTGTTGGCATGAGGAATCGTGGTCCAGCAAGTCCGCAAAACAGAACAACAGCGGGCTCAGGTTCACCAGTGTCTAGTGTGCAACAAAGAGGCCCTATGCCGGGGCTGATGGAGCAAACATCAAACGCCATTCAAAACGCTAATCGATTCAGGGGAGCATGAGAAAGGTTCAATATATCAGAGGGGCTGCGGTAGGCATGGTCGAATTGTTAAAACTGGACCCGATGGCACGAAAAATGAAAGTACATATGGATGGATTCTACAAAGCAATCGCAGATAGCGACTCTAGTTCTGCACGAAATCACATCAATGAAATTCTCAAATATGGTGAATATCTTTCAAACGATATTGAACAAATAATTACGAAGCGAGATACATCTGAGGGTGTAAATGATATGTTCGGAGGAGGCTTCCCCGTACCTAAATTTAACACCGTAGAGCATATACACAAATCAAATCCGAATGTGTTGCCCGGTACTGTTCGTACTAATCGCATTGGTAGTATAATGAGGCCACAAAGTAATCGTACTTTACAATAGGTGATTTTATGACAGAAGAGCAGTTAGTAGAGGGTAGTACTGCGGAAAAGTTGATTGAAGTTTTGATTAGCAAAATGGAATCTATGGACGCAACGATTAGTAATTTAAAATACGAAAACCATATTATTAAGCAAAATATGGCTAACCCGTCTAATCTATTGAAAAAGATGGGATTTGTATCTATGAGGACACCCATAGCAGAAGATGTTGTGGATGATTTGTTCAGAGGTAGCAGTGATGATATTCTTAAATCAGTTAACGCTGAAGGTATTGAAATACCAACAACCAATGAAGAATTTCACAATATGAGTTGGGAAGAAATACACGCACTTGCAGAAAACGCATCAGGAACAGGTGAATGAAATGAAACCAAGATTTGAACCAAGAGATGAAGAATTTGACACTTTGCTTAGTAAAGCGAAGGAAGTAGAAGATAGAATAGCAAAAAGGTCGTCACAACCAGAATACACTGACAAGCAGGGGTCTACTCAAGGCTATCAGAGTTTTATGACTCAATCTGCTGGTAAAGACAATGTAAGGAGTGCAGGTTACTCCACCAACAATCATCTGATAGAATCTGAAGATGTAGCCAACAAAGGTGCTATATCTGAAAAAGTAGATGTGTTTGGTGCTTACAACACTCACTACCCAACAAATGAATCAACATTGGGTAGTCACGAAATTGGTAATGATGAGCAGCCCGCTGCGTTAACTAAAATGCTAGGTACGAATGGTGACCAACTGACATTGGATACAATTGCCAAATCTGTGGAGCGCCTATCCCGCCATATTTAATGGCGGTGATGATTTGCAAGAGTCTGCTTTAGATATTTACAAGCGGACTCGTGATACGTTTTTCAAGTCTATAGTAGATAACATTGGCAAGTCTGATGCTGCTGCGGAATATCATTTTGCTTCTCTAAACCTTTTACGACATGGTGAAAACATACCTGATGGTGATGTAGATTATACTTTACAAACGATGGTTTGGCCTGTTCTAAAACAAGAAGAAGGGACAGAACCAGTACCTTATCCGGGTACTGATGACCCCGGTACAGTTCAAGAAGGCATCCAAGGCTCAGGCTCTGGATGGTCACCTCAATCTGCTGTTGGTGGTGGTGTTTACGGTGTTAACAGACCAGAGGCTATGTCTGGTGCAGGTCATACTTGGTTTGGTAGAACTCAGAATCCTGAAGCCGATGTTGTTGGTAGGGGTGGAGTGAATGTCAACATGGCTCACCCCGGCGAAGGTAGTTACCTTGGCACCAATCCTTTGGATGAAGAAATGCACCCTTTGACGCAGATGGTGCACCACCCTACATTTGGAAAGTTGCCTAGTTACATAGAAAGACTCGCATCTTTTTACTTACCTGAAAAACACGGATTACCTTCACAAGCAGAATTAGATTCTGATAAAGATAAGGCTTGGGAACGGCACCATCTTACCACTTTAGATAAACAGGGCAATCCACATTTTGTACTTCAACCGTCACATTTGGGTCGGTCTGATACAACAAACCATGATAGATACTTGACTCACTTTAATCAATGGAGAGCCAACAATCGAGATTTAGATGAAGCGTTTGGTCACCCAACACCCGAATCAGAAGATTACCACCATCTACAAATTGCACACATGGAAGATTTAATTGAAGGTTGGACGAGTCAAGAAAAAGACCAAGACGGTCATATGACTGGTCTAGGTGATGATGATTACCATTTCGGATTAGAGTTAGAATCTCCTGCTGACCGCTCTAAGGTATACGAACATATGCGTACACATGGTACTGATATTAACGATAAACAACTTGTTCAAACTGCGTTAGGTCATCTTGAGATGGGCAGAATCAAAAGAAACAATTGGTCAAGATTTGGCCCACTGTATGATTGGTGGGGAAGAGACGCTGACATGACTGGTGAGAATATAGAAGCCACTCAAATTCCAGAGGGTTCGGATGAAATAAGACCAGATACTGTGTCGCTTGCTTTGCAAAATGAAGACCTTGATAGATTCTTAGCACAACACCATAACTTTCAAACTGGGCAGGGTCGAAAACATTTACCAGTTTGGCATAAAAAAGAACAGCGTTGGGAAATGCCTAGTAAGAAACAAAGGGGTACTAATTTCAGTACTTTACATATGTTAGCGGGTTACAATCCTGAAACAGAAGAGTTTTATGAACAGGGGCAGCACCCAGCCTATCCTAACTGGAATCCTAACAATGCTCCTATAGAGTTAGAAGATTACAAGAAATTTTTAGACGGTATCAGTGGTTACGCCAGTGATTTGTATCATGGTAGAAGAGGGCAGAATGCTAGCCAGTTTCACCGTTCTCAACACATAAGTCCAGACCATCATCCTGAATCATATCACCAAGGTGATAATAGCACTAAATCAACTCACTGGGGAGAGCCATTTCGTCACACTGGAGGATTGGGTAGAAGCCATGATTCTCTTCTCGATATATATCATGATTCTCACCTTTATGATAGAGACGGTAGTAAATCACATTCTTTGTACGGTACTAAGATTCATTCTGATTATGTTCCGTCCTTGGATTCAGCAGGTAGCAATGACTGGTTGTTTAGCCAAATGAACCTAAACCAAGTGTTCCCTCATATGGATTTAGATGAATCGTTTGGTGGAGGGTATGATAAAGCATACACCCCACCAATCAAAACGGCAGCACTTTTTGCACCATTCAACCCTTTGAGTGTAGAAAGACTCCGTTATACTGTAAAAGGTGAGACTCCACAGGGTGTAAAATTTGAACGTGAGAAAGCGAAATATATGGCCCCTGCTCCCTCCCAAATATATTCACCCCATAATTCCACAATGGAGACTGCGGTAAAGGGTGGTAAAGGTGATTTTAGAACTACTTCGGCTACACACGATGGTCCGCCTCATAATCATATGAGTAAACGCTTCCACAACGAATTCATGGACAAATCTAAACAAAGTCCAATAGATGCTATGAGGAAGGGGGAGTGGAAAGGAGAAAGTGCTAGTGGTAGAGGCGTATCTACTAGAGGCACTTATTCTAAACTAAGAAGCCCTCATACTCGTAAGTCGGATAGGTTTGGCGTAGGGGAACCTATTAGACAACCGGCCAATATATCACATGCTATCGCTACTCAAGGTGGTTTGCATCACCCTCCTCTTAATCCACAAACTTCAATGTGGATACCGCACGGTCAAGTGGGTGGACCTGAAACAGAATTGTCAACTAGTACACTTCAACAATGGCGCACATTAATTGGTGCTGACAAACCAACACCTTCGGAAAAAGGTGGTAGATTTGTAGAATCGAATTTGGTGGGTGAAGAAGGTCAAAGATATCCAGAGGATATGCCTCCTGAACAAATAGCATTAGAAAGAGATGCAGATGAGGCTGCTGAAATTGTTGGTCACTTAAGAGACGCTTTCGATAGTACAGACGACCCTGAAGAAAGGGAAAGAATTAGACCTATACTACACGAGGCAGAGCGTATAGCGAGAACATATGAAGACATGGTAGAGGATGAGTCGGGAGTAGAGCGAGAGCCAGCACATTGGGCTGAGTTGCAAAAATTAGATTCTCGTGATAAAAAGTTTGCAGAGGATTTGAAAGTCAAGGCAGAGATGACCAAGAAGTTAATACAAGAAGCAAGTGACCAAGGTATGCCAGTAATCACAGATGATTTTGACACTACTGTGGCAAATATACAGGCTTTGGCTGAACACGCTACAAATCACCTCAATGGTAATCCACACAAGGTGCACGGGATGATGGGTCATGGGTTAGCCGAAAGAGAAGTGTTTAGACCGGCTACTGGTGGAGGACAGTACCACAACAACTTACGCTCACTGGTTGACGGGAGTTCAAACAAACTTAGTTACAACCACAGTGATGATGCTTATCGTGAAGCACTGGGTTTAGACCCTGATGATTCACACCATAACGCACTTTTAGAATCGGTTAAAAATAAAATACACCATCTTTCACAATTGTCAGGTGGCGATTTCAATATGGATTTTCCAGTTATGAAAGTAGCAGACATGTTAGGAAACCATGGTATGTCTTCTATTTTTGGAGAAAGACACTCTTCCTCCCCTTTAGAAGGAGACCTGATACAAGATACTCATGATTACCATGGTCATTTGAGATATGTTGGAGGTAGACCTAAGTATAGAGGCCCTGTTGATGATGAATCTAAATTACAGGCTCCTACTCAAGCAGCAAGTCGTTTAGCGAATATTTTAGAAGGACAATCTGGCGCTTTGAATAATGCTGGGTTACATCATGTAGGTGCCCCTCATAGACACTCTGACCATAATATGGAAACAACACCTAAGAAACTCTTGGGTGGTAGTAAAAAATACGGTACGGGAGAAAAAGGCGAAATAAATAAGTTGAATACTATTCATAGATTAGAATCTATATTGATAGGTGACCCCCATTCTTCCCCTCAACAAAGAGAAGAATTCGCTACTAAAATGCACACTGAAGGACCTGTACCGATAGGTGATGCAGGTAAACCGCATGGTCATGGTGTGTCCAGTATTCACAATTCACCTGCTATTAGAATGGACCATGGTTACAAAAGAAGACCGACCATTAGACCAGTCAGAGGAAAAGGTGGTCATACTCACTTTGAACATGTTCCCGAAGGTTATGAAAGACGGTTGGCAACTTTACCACTGGACTTTTATCGTATAGCAGCGAAAGAATTGTTACCTCAATTCGGCCCTCATCATTATGAAGGGGGGATACCTCTTGACGACATGCCCGCCGCCATGCGTAAACATACCGTCAGCGGTTTGTCACCTAAAGAAGAAGACATTTATCATGTGGTGAAAAGTCAATATTCACTTGCTTCACTTACCAATAACGACATACTTCTAAAATTTAACTCAGAAAAACCACCAGCGTTGCGACCTATGCATCGTATTTTCAAAGTAGAAGATTTAGAACACATCAAAGGGTTTACTGGTGATTGGGTAGTTAGTATTATGCCAGAGGGTGAGCGTCACTTTATTCGTAGAGATGGTGATGAAGTCAAGGCTTGGGAAGGTTTGACTGGTAAATCTGTAAAGTTAGAAAATGATTTGGTCGAGTCTTTGAAAAAGACTACTGAAAAAGATTTCTTCATTGATGTAGTTTATGATGGTAAAGAAATAAATGTGCTCGATGTCATAGAATACGATGATAACGATGTTCATGACGAACCATCTCAAGACCGTATTAAAATTCTAAGGGGTGGTATGGAAAGTCATGAAAATGTATTGATGCCCGGCGCTTACAACTCTAGGTTTACAGATGATGCTGGTCTAAAAATGACAGTAGAGGCATTGCAAAAAGAAGGTAAAACCATTCTTTTAAGAGATGCTAAATCAACTTACATGTTAGGAGAAAAGAGACACCCAAAGTGGGTCTTACTCAAGCCCGGTAAAGATGTTAACTTGATTGTACTTGATAAGAAAGGAGAAAGTACGTTCACATATCGATTAGGTATGGGTCCAATTATTGACGGAGAAAAGGTTGGGGAGAGGAAGGTAGAGTTAGATGATGAAATTTACATGGATGTTGGGACTGTCTTTCATAGTACTAAAGAATTCAATGTAGGAGATTCTGTCAAAGTAAATGTAGATAGTGTTACTTCCCATGAGCAAGATGAGTCTACTATCTATACTATACATGCTGGGGAAATAGAAGGTGAAGCAGAAGGTGAAACTCTGGCTAGTAGAGAAACGCTAAGCACGTTTACCAAATCTTATCCTGAGATGTGGCCTCATCATATAACAAGGTCAGATAGACATGTTATGATAAGTTTCCAACAAGGCAATGTAATTTACAAAGCCACTAACAGTGGTTCAAATTGGTATGTACATTCACCTGCATCTGAAAGTAAATTACTAATTCGGTTAGCAGAATCTCAACGACCTTTCTGGTCACCACTAGCAGGTGTGGTCTTGAAAGCAGATTTAGACATTAAAGAAGAAGAAGCAAAGGCCGAAGTTAAAGAAAGTAAGGGTGATGGTAAGCCTTTGATAAAACCTCAAAAAGTACAAGGTACAGGTCATTGGGATAAAATAATACAATCTTTGAAAGGTATTGAAAAGTCAATAGGTAGTGTGGGTCAAGCATTTACAGGTGCCAAAGGATTAGGAATTGATATGGCAACCCCTGTAGAATCACCTACTGGTCCTACCAAAACTAGAGACCAGAGTACTTTACCAGATTATGATGGTCGCCCAAGGCCTGAAGAAGACCCAGAAAAGCCTCGCCCAAAAACAGCAGACAAGCCTGAGTCTATCGATTTGAATGTTGATACGGAAGAAGAAAGAGGCACTTTACATGTTGACAAAGATACGGCTGTTATACGCACTGCTTAAATAGTATGTATTAGACTCAAACTGCTCAATGGCTTCCGCAGCGATGATGAGAGCACCTTCCTTTGATGAGGGTTCTTTGCACATCATTAAGTCATCTAATGACTTGGTAATCGCTGGTTACGCAAGTGTAGAAATGGTAGATAAGCAAGGTGACAAAATCACTTCTTATGCTCTAAAAGATGCTTTTGGAGATTTCATGAAAGCATCTAACTACAGAAATGTGCAATTAGCACACTCCAACATACAAGTAGGAGAAGTAATCCCTCACTATACAGACAGTGACGGACGCATGTGGAAGTCAGCAGTCGATGATTCAGGTATGTTTGTTGTTATCAAACTACGTGACGACATAGAAAAGGCTCGTGAAGTAGCCAACCAAATTCGCAAAGGTACCCTTAGAGGGTTCAGTATTGGAGGTCAGGCATTTAAGCGTATTAACAAGCATGATGCTGAGCACGGTAATTACACCGAAATTTCCAAACTGGAACTTCATGAAGTTACCATTTGTGAAAAAGGTATTAACCCGGAGGCGACATTCCGTATATTGAAGGAGGACACAAGTATGAATGGAAATGAAAATGATGCATTGGGAGAACTATCTAGCGTTCTTGACCGATTGAATAAGAAATTGGACGACATGGAGAATGGTACTCCGGCTATGGATAACGTAGCAAAAGAGTTCCCTCCTAAGATGAACGAGAAAGATGAACCTAAAGAATCTAAAAAAGATGAAGATGAAGGTGAAGAAATGGACGAAAAAGAAGACGGAAAGAAAGGCATGTACGGTGGCGGACATGAAGGAGAGATGGAGAAAGGGGAATACTCTGACGTTATCTCTAGTGATTACCTCCACTGGATGGAGAACACATTAAAAGGTCAAGGTGTAGATATTGTTGGCGCAAGGTCTCACTTTGATGATATTGAGAAGGCTAATCTTGGCTCTACTCCTGAAGAAATCGGCGATGGTGCTGATTACTTCGGTGGACAAGTTAAAGGTCGAGCAACAGAAGGTGGTTCCCCATCAGCAAATGCTCTTAGCCGTGCTGGTCTAAGTAGTGGTGGCAGTGTGCAGAAGTCTGACTTCCTTGCACCTGACAATGTTTCACCTACTGATATTGAAGCAGCATATGAAGTATACAAGGCTGCTGCAATCGAAGAGCAATTCAAAAACAGTCTAAACACTGTTTTCGCAGATAGATTAAGCAAAGAACAAGTTGATGAGAGAAACGCAAGAGATGCTGCTGCATTCGATGCTCGTGGTCCATTAGGAGAAATCCAAAAGGCTATTGAGAACTTGAGTGGCAGAATTGATTCAATCGCTACCTCTCCATCAGAAGCAACTCCAGTAATGAAGTCAGCAAACAACGTTTCAACAGTAAACATACCTTCCGCAGAAGAACTAGGTACCATGAGTTGGGATGAAGTTCACGCACTCGCAGGGAGCGTATGGCAATAAATAAGGAGATAAAAAAATAAGGAGATGAAAAAATATGGCAAGAAATTACGTAAGAACAGTCAAAGACCTAGAGCGCTACTACTATGGCGCTGGCAACGCAATGGGGTATTCCTACAGTGGTTCTGAACTACTGAAAGCGGATGCACCAATGCTTAGCACAACTGCGGGTACATACCAAGCAATCTACGGACGAAAGGTATGGTCTCAGTTGAACCAAGAATTTAACGCATTCAGCATTCTACCAAAGAAACCTTGGGACAGAAGCGGATGGAGAGTAGTTACAGCAAAGCCTTCAACAGCAGTTGGCGGCGGTATTGCTGAGAACGGTACTCTACCAGACACTACCAAGCCTACTTTCCAAAATGTTGCTGCAAAGCCAAAGACTATCGCTCACACATTCGATATGAGTGAAGTCGCTATCTTCCTTGCTGACAAGGACGATGGACTTGGAGACATTCGCAGTGTACTAAAGGAAGAAATGGGTAAACACCATGCAGAACACATCAACCAAATGTTAACTGGAGATGTAGAGACACCAGCAGGCAACGATATCGAGTCGCTTGATAGAATCACTGCCGCAGATGGAACTACAACTGGATTGACTGGTCTAAGAACCAGCGGTGGTACAACCCACGTTAGCGCAGCAGCAGACCTAGATATTTACAGCATTGATAGAAGTGCTAACTCATGGTCCGCAGCAGAAGTTACTTGTGGTGCAGATGCAGGTACAGCAAACAGATTAACTCTTTCACTAGACCATCTTGATGGAATGTTCCAGAAGATTTGGGTACGTGGTGGAAATCCAAAGGTTATCTTAACTGGATATGACACATTGATGAGAATTCAACAATTGCTACAAAGTCAGCAAAGGTTCATGGAAGAAAAGAGAGTTACTCCAACCTACAACGGTGTTAAGGGTGTACCCGGTATCGAAGCAGGTTTCATTGTTGCAACATACAATGGAGTACCAATCATTCCATCCAAGGACGTTCAAACTGATGGTATCAGCAGAATGTATTTCTTAGACACTGATTACATGTACTTTAGCACTGGAATTCCTACACAATACTTTGAAAGTGGTATCGAAACTGGTGACCCATTCGCAATCAACAGATTGGGTCAGGAAGGACTTTACCGAACAATGGGTGAAGTATGGACAACTTTCTTTGGAGGTCAAGGTTCTATCCGTGACCTACAGTGAGGATAATGAGGAAAAAAATAAGGAGATGAAAAATTATGGCAACAGAAACATTAACAAGCAAAGGACTGACAATATCATTCGATGATGGTGATTTTAGTACAGGCACTGTCTCAGTCCTAATGGATTTAGACATGCGAACAGGAACACCAGTAGACGAAACTGGTTGGTTAAATGGAAACTCAGGTGGCTCATACCCGGGCACTCTAACAGGTTTTAACGCTAACAACGCTGATGGAAGTGCTGTCGGTAGTATGCGAATGGTAACCATTCAGGCTACCTTAGCAGACGCTGCTGAGCAGACAATGACTATCAGTGCAGGCGCTTCAAAAATTGTAGCAATTCTTGGCTACTCTTTTAACGTGACTGACAAAGACCTTCAATTGTTC